TGAAAGAAAATAAAAAACAGTAAAAAGGGCTTAAACAGGTATAAGAGCAGTTATTTTTTTTACCGCAATTTTACCCTATAAGGATAAAGGATTTGAGGGGCAGTATTTAGCTGTATATTTGCAGTGCCTTCACAAGCACCCTGCTCCCAAGCCTTCAGCAAGCCTAAAAGCATTTAGCCCCGGATATTCCGGGGCTAATTTTTTTTGTCAATGTTTGTGAGGTTTGGAGGTGTAATTGTGGTATGGGAATTTACCGGGGTTTGTGTAGTGGGATTTGGTGTGCGATATTTGTAGCCCACACATAAGGCAGGCGCTCCCTGACGGGAGGCTATTTGCCTTCGCACAAGCCCCTTTCTAAGGGGCTTTTTTTTGGTGTCATTACGCTGTTTGAGGGGATTGGGTGGTATGGTAATTAACCGGGAGTTGTGTGGTGGGGTTTGGTGTGTGATATTTGTGATCAAAGTTGTGGGCACGCGTTCCCGGATGGGAAGCGATTTGCGCATTGCATTCCATATATAGCCCGTATTCTTACGGGCTATTTTTATTGTGTTATATGTGTGTTGGGGTGATTTAATGGAGTTGCAATTAACAGTGACTTGCAAGTGGTAATATATTGATGGAAATTTGAGTGTCATAGTATTGCTTTTTTAGGTTATTAAAACGTTTCAAACGGTCGGCTCATTGGCCGATCGTTTGTTGTTTATAGGGTAGTTTCTAAAAACGATTGCAACATGTATAAGAAATTACGGGATTTATATGAGGGTACAAGAGTGCTTGATAATGGGCAAAACGAGCCGAGCAAAGAATGGCTTGCACATGTGCTTTCTTTCCAAGGGGGTACGGTTATGGTGCCGGGGATGGTGGCTGTGCTGGATGAGGGGGAAGATGAGCCAGTGAAAAAGAATATTCCTAAAGAACTTTTTTTGGGGTGGGACGCACTTGACCGGAGCAATAAATTGAAGCAGATAAAGGCGGATGATTATACGTTGTATGCTGTGATTTATCAACAAAAATTCGGCAAGTGGCCGGAGGATAAGGGCAGGGAAATAGATTTTATTGTGAAGCAGCTATATGAGCAGGCGCTGCGCGAATACCATGTGAGTGAAATGGAAAACATGAGCTGGGGCGAACTTATGAAAAATGGACTCACCGGGGAATATAGAAGGGTTGACAGTGATGGGTATGCTGTAAAGTTTAAAAAGAAGTTTGGGGTAGACCCGAAGTTATAAGGCTATTGATAATTTTTAAATGACTTAACGATGTGGTTATTTGGTAAAAAGATGGAAAGGGTGGACGACGCTGCGCCTAACTATGATGAGACGTTAAAGCAGTTTTACGCGGAAATGGATACTCAGATAGAAGAGCAGGTGAAGTGCATGGATTCCATGAGCAGGCAGGAACTAATAAAGTATGCTGCTGAAACACGGGTAAATGCTATGAGTTACCTAATGCAACAACAGCAACAACTAAACACCGCCTGGGACTGTATAAGGTGCCTGAATGAAAAAATAGAAGTAATGGCGGGTACTATAAACTTTATGATAATGAAAAAGCCAGTGAAGCGGATTGATCTGCAAGGTATAGCGGACAGGGTTGCAGCGCTGATAACGAAAGAGGCAAAGAAATAATCGTTCGGCGAAAAGCTCCCCGAAATAATCGGGACAGGCACGATGACAAGGTGGTGTTTAAATCTCATTTAAAAGGATAGTATGAACTTAGAATTTTCGTTGACGTTTAAAGAAGCGATGAGCGGGGGGCTTGACCGATTGCAGTGGAAGAGCCGCGATGCCTTTGGAAACATAGACAAGGATGTGGAGCGAACGATGCGGGGCTTTAACAAGATGGAAGAGCCTGTGCGCTTAAAGGTAGATACGAGCGCCCTGGATGTGGCTAAGGAAAAGATGATGGGACTGCGGGAGGTAATGGAGGGTACTATGCTTGGTGGCATGGCTATGGAGGGAATGAGGCGTGGTTTTGATTTTGTAAAGGAGCAGGCAAAGGACATTTTTGGCGGCGGTATGAATGCTGGCATGACCAAAATGGAGCTTAACGTAATGGCAGGTGACAAAGCGGGTAAGGAACTCTATGAGGGAACAAAGCAGTATATAGGGAGCAGCATGTTTGGGCCGGAATTGTTTGAGCAGGATAAACTTTTACTTGGCTTTGGCGAGAAGGCAGGTAATATAATGAAGGATATGCGCCAGATGGGTGACATAAGCATGGGTGACCCTATGAAAATGGAAAGCCTGACGGAGGCAATGGGTAAGACTATCATGCGGGGCAAGTTTGACATGATGGAAATGCGACAGCTTGCCACTACGGGCTTTAATCCTGTGGAGGAGCTGCACCGCAAAACAGGTGAAAGCACTACCAGCCTTATGAAAAAAATGAGTGACGGCGCTTTTACTATTGATATGTACAGGCAGGCTATGGACGCGGCAACTACAGCGGGTGGGCGGTTTTTTGAGATGCAGAAAAGGGTAATGGAGACACCAGGGGGGAAATGGAAACAGCTTACCACTAATATAAGCATGGCAAAGGAGGAGTTTGGTGTGGCTATGCTGCCAGCGCTGGGGAAACTGATTGACGCATTTAAACCGATGGGGGACAGCTTGCCGGAATTGTTTAGCAAGCTGGAGCAGCCGGTGGAGGGCATAATAGACGCGTTTAGGGACATACTACCGAGTTTGCGGGATTTCGGTGGTGGCCTTATGGGTGTGCTAAAACCTATAGGAGGCTTTGTATTCAGTGATGAAGTGCGGGGAATGGCTAAGGGCGTACTGGATACTGCAACGGCGTTTTTTGATATTGCTAAACCTGCTGTAAAAACATTTGCCGAGGTAATGAAAACAGCGGCGGACAGTTTGGGCGGCACTTTCAGAACGGTAGCTGATTTAATGGTGTTTGCAAGGACGGGGAAACTACCGTTTCAGGATAATGCAAGCGGCACAGTAAATGCACTTAATCAAAGCAATTTTCTTAATTATTTCAATCCGTTAAGTTGGTTGGGCGGGGATAAGCTTGCCGCTATGGATTTCAAAAGCAAGCAAAATCATTTGCTTGGGAACGATTTATATAAAGGGGTTTCATTTTGGGCACCTAAGCATGATTGGCACGCTGAATTATTAAAATATCCTGATGCCACCGGGGGCAGGTTTGACATGTACACCAAGGAGGATAAGAAGAAAGCGAATAAAGAGCTTAGTGAGCAGATGAAGGAAAGCGGGGATTCAATAATAGGGGGTGGAAGAAAGCAGATCAATATCAGCTTTAGAAATTTTGCTGAACACTTTACGGTGAACGCTGGCAATCTGAAAGAAGGTGTGGAGAAGACTCAGGCGTGGTTTGAAGAAATGTATTTGCGATTGCTAAATATTATACCAGCATAATGGAAATTAATTTATCACTATCGCAGTTGTTTGAGAATGCGTTTGGGTATAAGAGCCCAGCGTTCGACCCTGAGTTTGCCGCGGTGACTGGGGACGTGATAGGTAAGCGCAAGGAGACTGGGAAGTTTGGGAGCGCTTATTATGCCAATGATGCTGTGGGGAGGGAATATTTTATGCCGGTGGCTATAGATGTGGGTACTGCTATGATAAAAGGTACGAGTACAACCTATGCCGAGGCGCTGGGGGCGAATGGGCTGAATGGGCCACAGGACGGGACGTGGCGGCTACCTTACCCGGTATTGAGCGCTGAGATTGTGGTAAAGGTGGTGGATACCGAACTGACGGAGCAATATGGCATGGTGAGCGAGCTGATAAACGTGAGCGGATATAAGATAACAGTGCGGGGTTTTGTGATAAACCAGACTGCAAATGAGTTTCCGGAGGATGACTGTGACACGCTTAACAGGCTGGTAGGACTAAAGACGCGGTTTGCAATTTATAACCCTCTAACAGACTTATTGCTAGTGCCTAACAACGGGCAAAGGATGGTGACAATACGGAAATTCAATTTTGTGGAGCGTGGAGGCACAAAGCATGTGAAGCCTTATGTAATGGAACTAATGAGCGATGTGGCTTTTAATTTAAATGATATTTCATAATGCTTTTTGAACTGACCTCAAATATTACTATTGGCAGCTTCCAGTTTAGCGGGGTACATGAGGTGCGTATCAGGCGCAGTATTCATAGCTATATTGAGCAGGCTACTATACAGTTGCCAAGTATTGCGTGGATCATGAAGAATGGCAGCGCTGCGGCGCAGACTGTGACTACGGGCTTACAGTTTAACGAAGGCGATGCGGTGCATATCAACCTAGGATATAACGGTGACGTGAATAGTGAGTTTACAGGGTTTGTGAAGCGTGTGGACATGAATATGACGCTAACTGTGGAGTGCGAGGGATTTGGGCGGCAACTGCGATTGAATTGTGATTTTAACGAGCACTATACAAATACGAGCGCCGCTAAGCTGCTGGCACTGGCTGTGCAGGATACTGATATTACTGTGCAGTGCCCGGTGGATTTTCCGATTGCAAATATATTGCTGCAACATGCGAACGGGGCGCAAATATGCGATTATATAAAGGAGGCGAGTGATCATGTGCTGACTATCTTCTTTATTAGCCCAAAGGTATTGTGGTGCGGGCTGACGTATAACGCTTATGCTGCCAAGAATGACATTTTTGCACTGGGCACAGTGAATTACAGACCGGGATTTAATTGCATAAAGGATAACAGCCTTAAGGTGCGCATACCAAGTGAGCCGGTACAGATCATCATGAAGGGAAAGTTAGCGAACGGAACTTTTGTGAGCACAGCGAGTAAAAATAAGGCTGCGGCAAATAGGGTGAAAACGCTTATGAACCATGTGCCAGATAGTAATACGCTGGGGTTGTTTGCACAGGAGAAGGAGTACCAACACAATTACACCGGGTTTGAAGGAAAAATTAATGGCTTTTTGCAGCCTTATGCGACACCAGGGATGAAAGCATATATAACCGATAGTCGGTACCCGGCACTGACAGGTACATATCTAATCGAGGAAACAGATGTGACGTTTGGGGTGCGAGGTGCGAGAAGGGTGGTAACCATTGGGCCACAGGTTGGGTTTGCCAGTTGACGGTGACAATAGAATATTATGGATACGAAAATACAGCAGATGCGGGATCAGATGAAGCGCATAGTGCATGCGGAGGACGGGCTTACCTATCCGTGCATGACAGGGAAGGTACTGGCGGGCTCGTATAACACCGGCGATATGACAGTGAGCGTGGTGCTGACGGCTGGCGACACTACCGGGGAGACTGATAATGCCGTGAGTGTGGCGACTAAGGGGGTGAGCATTAATGTAACGCTGAGCAATAATGGCGGCATGTACCTGGTGCCGACTGACGGGGTGAACTGTACAGTGCTGGAGGTGGATGGAGCGGGGCATTATGAGCTGTGGAAGGCGGATAGCTATGTGGATATTGTGATGGCTGCCAGCAATAAGATAACGATGAATGGCGGGGGGCTGGGGGGACTGACGAAGACTAAAGAGCTACAGACGCAGATAAATAAGCTAAACACGCTGGTGCAGCACATTGTAACTGTGATCAATGGGGTGGTAATAGATGAGCCGGGGAGCGGATCGGCCAGTGCATTGCAGGCGGCATTAAAAACGGCAATACTTAGTGATGAGGTGGGAGATTTTAGCGGGATTGAGAATACTAACATAACGCAGGGGTAATGTGATACCAGAGAAACATTAAAAGCAATCAATGAAAAGAGGGAGCAGATTTTTTGTTGAGTTTTTGAGGGATAAAGAAACTATTGAAAAGGTTTTCAAAAATGGGCGCAATGCTCATTTGATTGAAAAGCGAAACGAAAAGCTGTTTCACAGGTACTATTATCATTCACGCATAAGGCACTTGAATTATGAGACTGTGCTGCTGGAGTTGGCAAATGATTTTGACCTGAGCCAAAGCACACTGGTACAGATCATAGAGTTCAACACACAACGAATAAAGGAAATAGGGGACAGGAAATTAACCCGTCAAAAGCTAAAAAATTTATTTCCTTCATTTAGTTGGAGTGACCGGGCAGCGGTGGCAGAGCCAGTGAAACAAAGGGAGATTTATAAAGGATATTGATAACCATTTTTTAACCAATAAAAAGTAGAGAATGAAAGCAGTAATGAAAGCACCGAGCCGGGCAACGCTGGCAGCCATGAGCTATAATGCTATGGATAAGGATGGCAGCCTGGAATATTGTAAGGCGAGCTTACCCGATTTATTTGAGGCCAAGTATGTGGAACGATTTGGGTACAAACCTGGGCAACGACCTGCCAGCGGGCAGAACGTAGATAAGAGGCCTGTGCCGAAGGCCGATGCTGCGATGCTTACGAAGCTGGAGAATATGACTTGGGATGAAATGGACAGGGCTGACCTGCTGCGTGTGGCAAAGAATTTTCCTAAAATCTATAACGCTGCCTATAAAAAGAAGTTCGGCAAGCTCCCTGCATAGGAGGTAAGGAAGTAATTTTTTTGATTTATAGTTAACGTTTAAAACACTTTTAAAAGCAAAATTTTATGAAGAAGGAAACAACAACAGAATTACCGCTGCTGGTAACGAAAATTGACCGGATAGCTGACCAGGTGAAGCAGCTTTGGCAAATGGCTAAAAATGATCTTGCCGCTTTGATGGGGCTTTATAAGGCAACCGGATTGCCCGGCCTCTCTTCCGATGAGCTGCCGCATTTATTTGCCGATACTGAGGCGCTGCTGTATGATAAAATAACAGGTGGCGGACATACTCACGTATCAATGGAGGACGGCGGCAAAATGAAGGTAGAGAAAGCGGCGGCGCTGGCTATCCTTCAAAAGCCTGTAGGGTATGCGGCATTACTGGCAGGCATTAAAGCCTATATAGGTAATGGCAGCAAGTATTATAAGATTGGCGCAAGGGCGGCGGGATTTCCGGTGAATGAAGTTGTACTGAATCTGCAATTAGATGCGGCGGGGAATGTGCAGTTTACTGAGCGTGTGGAGGAAATAGTTGAGGCTGCGGGGAACTGCGAAGTAAAAACGCCTAAAGGTCTTGACATTGCTAATTTCTGCCAGGGTATTGCTGATGCGTACTTTGCCAATAATATGGATGAGCATGTAAGATTGAACGGGAACACAATAAGCGTTATACTTCACAAGGGATAAATTAGTGGACTGTTTTTATCAAAGAATTGGAACTTCAAGCTAAGTAGAGACTTCAATTCCGAATGGTGCTTTTGATTGATGTTCGCAAAGAATTTTTCTATGGCTT